AGAGTTTTGACAGGAGGGGAGTCTTGAGGCCCGTAAGAGTACAGGCCCGTAGACTACGTGAGTTGATTATAGATTAACTTAGGAAGAACACAGAGTAACCTCTGTCTTGCTTGGCTACGTCCTCTGGCTTGTCTTTCGGGTCATGGGGCGTAGTCATTCCCATCTGTTGCATCTTACGAATCTTTTCCTTTGACTTCTGACACATACTGTGGTAGTCGTGGGATGTGTAGCTTACTGTGTGTTTGTCACTGTTGTTCATTGTAGTGTACCTTCTCGTATAGCATTTCTAAACTCTGCTTGTTCTTCATCAGTCATAGCGTCTAATACACTGCCCATAATGCTGTAGGCGGCGGCTTCCATAGCGGCACTGTCTTTAAACTGTTTGTTTTGAAAAGCGATTAACCGATTTACATGGGCTGGATTCAAAGCCGCTTTAGCAAGAAATATCGGAGTAAGTATTATTGCACCCGCCGCTCCGTAACCCATGCCTCCTGTCGCTAATCCTGCCCCACCTAAAGCGCTCTGAACCCCTACGCCCAAGGCTCTTCCTGCTTGATATTCTTTTGAACGCATTGCCAATTCGCCAATGTTTCCAGAAGGCTTGGTTGATGCTTCAGCCATTAGGTTGATAAGTTGCTTTACTCTAGGAAAGTCAGCACCTAACACAGCCCTAAATCTTTCTTGCTCGCCTTTTGAAGACAGGCGACGAGCCAAGTTACGATAGTTGTCAATGCTAAATGTTTCCGTTCCTAGGTCTGGAAATAGTTTTTCCAAAAAGCCTTTCTTTAAGAGTGCTTCAGCTTCTTCATAGGCAATAAATTGCCCTGCTGTTCCTGCTCCTGATTTCTCTATTTGCTTAAAAGCCTCTCGCATACTTTTCTTAAAAGCTAAAACTTGACTAGCATTTCCTGCACCAGCTAAGGTATTTCCTAAAGCGGCGTAATTACCTTTTGCCGCTTGCGTTACAAAGTTTGAATTAATCTCAGGTAACAACCCCTGTATTCCTTCAGCATAAGCCTCTTTCATTGTTTTATATTGAGAAGCTAATTTAGGGTCTACCTTTTTAAGTGCGTTGTATGTAGCTTCCCTCATTTCACTAGCTAGAGCAGTAAGCTGTCTTTCAGCGTCTGGGTTAAATGATTTAGTGCCTGGAGTGCCAAATTTCTGACGAATTTGTGCAGTAAGCTGTTTATCTAATATAATCAGAGCGTCTAGGCTTTTAGCTTCTGCTAAATTATTACCCGTCATGGGTCTTAAGTTTTTCTCAATAAACTTTATTGATGCGGGATCTAAATCAACTATACCGTCTTTTGTCCTTTGAGCCAAGAATCTATCTATTGCTGAAATATGTTTACCAATGCCAAAACGAGCATTAGCAGGGGCCATCGCCGCTAGTTGATCCAAACTTCTTCCGTAATTTGTTATTAAAGCCTCTTTTCCTGCGTCAATAACGCCCATCAGATTCTCTGCTAAATCAATAGGAGTACCAGAGGAGTTTACACTCAGCCTGTTTACTACATCGTTTAAACCGTCTTGGGCGGCTTGGTTTACTAGAGCTACGTTATTGTCAAACTGAGAAGCAGACCCAATACCCACTCTACCGACTTTTTCTGCAATTAGTTGAATACCAGTAGCGCCTACTTGTGATGGAGTAAGTGTTGCTCCCCCTTCCATCAGTATTTCTTGAGTTGCCTGTAAAGAAGCCTGTGTTCCAACAGCGGGTTCAACTTCTTTCATCAACTGTTGTGCCGCTTCTTGCGGAGTAAATCCTAGCTTTCTTTTAGCGGCAATGTAGGCTGGCTTTAGAGCTTTTCCCACACCTAGAGTAGCTATGTCAAAACCAACAGATATTAAAGCCTCTTCCATAGCCTTAGCGTAATCTAAATCTTCACCGGCTAACTCATCTGAAATCAAAGATCCTGTTCCAGTTCCTACAGCACTACCTATAACAGAACCAACAAAAGACCCCACAGGACCGAAAGGTGAACCAGCAATAGCGCCACCAACAGCCCCGCCAACACCCAACGGCAGTTCCATGTTTTCTTTCATGTACTGCCCTATGTCAGAAATAGTTGTTCCTTCATCTCCTGTAGCTCCTACTGTAGAGCCTCTTCTTCTAGTAACATCTGGGCTAGGAACAGGTTCTGGAGTAGGGACAGGCGTAGGAGTTTGTCTAAAATCCTCAATAGTAGCATACCCGCTAGAAATAGCCAAATCTTGTATGACAGATTTAGATGTTCCTACAGGGACATTTTCTATTTCAACGCCGTTAGGCAAAACGACAGTATAAGTTTCCATTATAGTCCCTTATTGTTCTTTTATATCGTCAAAGTTAACTTTCTTAGGTCCATCATCATTTTGTTTATTTATAACGGAACTATAAGTTGGTCGTGTGTCTAAGTAATTTTTGTAACTTGAGGCATTAGCTTTAGCTTTAGCATCTGCTAACAAAAATTGAGCTTCTTGCAAAAGATTTTCAAGAATAGCTTGGTTAGCACCGCCGCTTCTTTCAAGGCTTTGATAGAGTCTTTCTAAGTACATTCTCTCGCCCTCAGAAATTGCACCGGGAAAATTACTTAAGTTATCTAAAACTGTTTTTCCTGCCAAAAGATTAAACTCAGCTTGATCCTTTGGTTCTGTTCCTAAAAATTGCTGGGCTGATCTAACTATAGCCGTTGAAAATCCCCCAGTTTTAATTTTGCCAAGTAAAGCTAAACTTTTTTCGGCGTTTTCTATAGCTATTTCTATTTTAGGGAGGTTATCAACAGCACTTTGTTGTGATTTAGAAAACTCTTGTGCTTTCGTAACATCGCCAGCTATTTTTGGTTTGTCAAAAGCACTAGCTCCTGTGGTTGAGCTTATAATTTGAGTGTTGCCCACTGGTTTAGCAGGGGCACTCCCTACAGGTATGGTTTTAGTAATAGGATCAGAGTCAGGATTGTTGATGTTTTGTATACTAAATTCAATAAACTCGTTACCTTCTTCATCTCTTATGGTTGTTTCTCCTGTTTTACGGAAATCACCATCCTTACCCTTACGGTTTTCAAGAGCCTCTAAAGCAATTCTCATAGCATCTTCACGAGACACGCCAAAAGCCTCAGCCATTCCTAAATAACCATTTTGCATTTTTTGATTCATTATATCAAACTTAGGGTTATTAGCCAAAGCCAGTAATTCGCCTTTACCTCTTCCCGTTGTAGCCGCTACTTTTTCTTCTTCAGCTTTAGTTTGAACACCTGTCAAACGAACAGCCTCGTCCATCAGCATCTTCCCTATGCGTTGCATATTAGGATCTCTGCTAGTCATCATTTCCTGACCCTTAGTTCTCAGGACATCAGGGTTGTTTTGGTTAGCCGCAAGAATCTGCTGGAACTGCTGTTGTGCTTTTTCAGCATCTACTATTCCTTGACGTTCCTTTAGACCTCCTCTGATCCCCGTAAACATACCCTCTAAACCAGCGCCCATAGCGGCGGCTCCAGCACCGATGTTAGCACCGATGCGTCCTCCGCTTCTCTGGAACATACCACCTATGTCAAATCCTCTAACAGCCATTTGTGTTTCTCCTTAAATTAGCTTTGAGTAGTTGACCATCAAGTAGCCGTGATCTCCACGGGTTACTGCTTCTGGTGCTACTTCTTGAACTTCTTGAGCGATTACACCGTAAGTCGGAGCGTCACCAGCAATTCTCTTGCCTTCCTCGTTCCAATCCCAAGTGTACAGGTTTATTCCGTTAGGTAGTTTACCAACAGGTTCAATGTTAGTTTTCAGAGATATGTCTGAGTATTTCCTTATTAGTTCACCGATCACACCACCGGCTGTGCTAGTCAAGCCACCGACTAGAGAACCAGCGCCAGTAAACATTCCACCGTAGAGTTCAGCAAGGCCAAGGCGTCTGCCAACGTCTGCTTCTAAGTTAGCCAACTGAGCCTCAAGTCCGTACTGTCCCATCTGTCTACGTGCAACGTCAGCCATAGACGCAACGTTGAGTGCAGGAGAGAACGCAGAGAGCATAGCCGCCTGTGGGAGATAAGCACTCTGAAGCGCACTTAAGCCAATTCCTTGCTGTGCCTCTTCTAACCCAAGACCTCCTGCCAGCAAGCCCATACCACCTGTCATAGCTTGTTGAGCCATAAGTTGTTGTGCGGCTTCCAGAGCCTGTCGTTGAGTAGCAATGTTAGAGCCTAGTTGACCGTAAGTAGAACCTATGTCAGCTTGTTGTAGTTGCTCTTTTTGTGCTTGAGTTATTGCCATAAGTGACGCTTGGTTCTGTGCTTCTTCTTGTGCCTTAGACAACGCTAGTTGTTCTGGCGTACCACCGTACATAGCTGTCCGTACACCGCCTCTTCCTTGAGCAAACAAACGTTCTTCTAGTTCAAGCCGCTGTCTCTCTTCTTCACCAAGCTGTGTAGCCCTAATACGGTTGTACACATCTTGTTCTCTAGCACCCATAGGCATACCGGCTTGACCCATGAACTGAGAGCCTAAGCCAAACGCCTGTTGTGCCGCTTGTTGTTGACCAGCGAGGCCAAACGGAGAAGCACCTAACTGCTGTTGACCTACGCCCAACAACTTTTTTCCAGCAGTTTCCAGTTTTTTAGCGCCAACAGGAGTAGCACCAAACCTCTTTGTTACCTCTCCTTCTAATAAAGACTGAAGAGCCTCCCGCTCGTCATCCATTTTATATGTTGTGTCTCCACTAGCAGTAGTGGTAATAGTGCCCGTAGGAGTAGTTACAGTAAACGGCTGGAACGTTATGTCATCAGCAGTTATTTCAGGAAGAGGCTTATATCCTTCAACAGTAGGATCATATATAGCCTTAATCTGTGTAGGTATCTCTCCGTACAGATCAAGAGCTACCCCACCTAAGAGATCGCTTAGAATACCCATTAGTAAATCCCTCTATCTTTATTGTAATTCGTCATCATAGCGTTTTACCTATCAGTGCTAGTACATTCATTTCCTGTATGGACAGTGCGTAACCGTTGATGTCTGTCTCAAGACCAACGCTGATTACTGAGCCGTAGCCTGTTGTGTTAATAGAAGAACGGCTAATAACTATTCCTTCTTCTGAAAACTCTGCTACGTTGTACTCAGACTGTCCGTAGAATCCGGGTGTAGCACTGCTAGTTCTAAACGTGCTAGTGCTGGTTGCTGTTGAAAAGTCGTAAGACCACTTGAGAAAAATGTCTGCGTTGTTACCACCAATAATTGTTGGTCTAATCTTTTTCAACATCTTAATCTTAGATGGATCACCAAAGCTCAAGCCGGGACTGTAGTAACGGAAACGATAAACACTACCGTTGTCAAAGTAGTTGTTGTACGTTCCTACACCCGCTGTTGTGCCTATGTATATGTCACCGTTTCTGTCCCTGTGGAAACACTTGAAGTCCACACTAGGCCATCGTGTTACCCTGTACGCACCGTTCTCCAGTGTGCCTCGTACATCAAAGCAGTACACGAGGTTGAGATCAGGAAAGCACAGAAGATAGAAGTAGTTCTCAGGACTGTACACCGTGCTAACAGACTCTGTTTTTGCCAGTGTGTTAGCAATTAGTTCCTGTTTGATGTTTCTACTCAAGTCGGTAATAGGCAAGGACTTTTCTTGTATAGATCGACCTAAACTCCTAAGACCTGTCTGTGTCAAAAACAACAAGTCTGTTCCTATGTTCTGTACACTCTTTCTGTCTACACAGCCAACACCCGGAATGGTGTCCTGTATAGCCATATTTGCTGGACTCTCTGCACCACCGTAAACCAGCGTATTGTTTTCACCAAACACCACTAGCAGTCCGTTGTGTGCCGCTATAGCTACAACCTTGTCAAACCCGTTAGGCCACGCCTTAGACACATCAATAGATCCGCTAGATCCACCAGAGAAATCGTGTCCTATTAACAAGTCAGACCAGTAAATCGTGTTGTCATCAGTAGCGTTACCTACGCACCACACACGACCGTAAGCACCTATAGCTTCGTTGGCGTACTGTGCAGAAGTTACAGATGCACCAGCAACACTGGACATCTTAGTAACTGCACCTAGACTGTTGCTGTACACGAGAGGCTCGTAGCCACGTTGGAAGAAGTAAGCGTGATCGTTAAAGTTAAATATCTTCCAATCGTTAGCTGTAATTGTGTACGACCCCGGCGTAGCGTCAACCAGTGTAGTCGTACCTGTCATAATCTTGTTGTTACCAGTACTAAAGATTACCTCGTTACCAGCGTTGTCGTAGAACTCGTGGATGTTAGAGAGGTAATCAGTACCCAGCACAGTTTTGTCTGTAGTTACAACAGCGTTACCCTTACGTGAAGCCAATCGTCCTCGTCTGTCAATAATAGCGTTGTCTGCAATCTCCGCAAAAGACGTATCCTGTGCAAGCGGAGAATCCTCTGTGTTGATCCCTTTAAACGCAGGAGCAACT